CAGATGTGCTGGTATTCCAAACACACAAGCCAGCAGAAGCCGCGCCATTATCAACGGTCATAAGCGCAACTGTGCTACTGGCTGGGTTGCCATAAACAAACGAACCAAAATAACTAGCGGCTTGTGTTGTTGGTCCTGCGTAACGGTATTGAAAACGCAAACGCGCACTAGCCACCGATCCGTAACATTGTTCAACCAAGACAAGGTAATTTTCATAGGTGCTTGTAAAAACGTTGTCAAATGCTTGCGAAGATGAAGCCGAAACAGCAACACGGCTAATAAGTTGCAAACCGTTGTTGGCTTGCAAGGTTGTCATTTGTGCAGCGGTAAGCACCTGACCTGCGGTAAATGTTTGTAAAGCCATAGTCCTACTTTATCCTAAAACTGGTTGCGGGTCTTGTATGTCTAATTTTCCGTAAATCGGGTCATTGAGTATGAATTCGTAAACGATAACGGTAGGCGCCGTGTAGTAGGTGACGCGATGCCCGGTTACAAAATCTAAACGATGCTCTATGCCCTCTACGCTTAATTCCTGTGCTACCTGACCGCCGGCGATGGTGTTAGTTATTGTGATCGTGTCACCAATATCTACTAGGGCTAGGTTTTCGCGCTGTGCTGTGGTCAGCATTAGGTAATCGGTTTGTACCCCGGTAAACGTGGCGTCGGGTTCCCCAACTAGCAGATAACTGGCAAGCGTTGCAGCTGCCGCGTCGTTATGTAACAGGCTGTCACCGATGCTTACCGTTTGAATTAGGTATTTTGCTTGGCTGGCTAGATCGTCGGCAACCTCGGGGCTTGTAGCGCCTAGGTGTTGCACGCTGGCGCGGTTCACGATCTGATCGGCGTTATAGGTTATGGCCAAATTGTTGTATGGGGTTTGAGTGCCGTCATCGTGAAAATCGGCAACACTACCGCTAAGGGTATTACCTACTCGAGGGTCACTATTCAACACCCCTGTACGCGACATAAAAATACGGCCCTGCTCGGCAGCCTGTATTTGGTCAATGTAAGCCTTTACGTTCGTGCCGTTAGGGATTGTGTACGCGCTAGCACCACCGAGGGTTTGTGTGCCAGTAGAAATATCACGGCTTGACGCCGGGTAGGCAACCTCGGGTAAATCCAATACTGCCGATAGCCGGGCGCTGCTCAATTCCTCGGATACGTTAAATTCATTCATTACGGTTTGGGCTAGTAAATAGAAATCGTCAGCGCAATAAACGGTAACGGTATTGTTTCCGCCTAATTCATACGAATAGTCATAATTGACGATCTGCCCAACGAACAACGCTATAAAAGTGTTGGTGCTGTCGTAACGCCCAAACGAAACTCGACGCAATGGCGCAAGGGTAAACTGCCCTGCAGGGTCTACAAACGGGCTAGACGTATACAGCGGGTTTAATATCCCACCTGCCAGCGTGTCATCAAGCGTAAACGTCATAGTGCCGGCGCTGAACTGATCGCCTATTTCCCTACGCCCACGATTAACGCTTATGCCTTTGCTGTATTCCATCATTGGCGCAAACTCGGTTACACCATCTAGCACGTACTCGGTGCCATTTAATAGGCCACGCGTTGCACTATCCAAGGTAAACGCGTTGAGCATAAACCCGGTATCTATGAATAGTTCATAATCACCGCTGGCAACTACCGAGGTAGCCATTATGCAACCGCGATATTGGCGGGGCCTGCAGCCCTGTTGTATGCACGTATTGAGTTAATAATTACTTCGCCAGTTTGTGCACTTGGCACAAGGGTAGACAAGTTAATAGTTATGTCACCGCCACCGGTAACGCCGTAACTTTGCCCGGCTGGTAGTGGGGTAACTGAGGCAACCTGTGGGCGTGTTATTGCTTCGCTGAACCCCGCGCTAATGCCTTTAATGTCAGCAATTTTGAGGCCTTTTTGTTTTAGGCGTTTTTGTGCCTCATCAAATGCCGCCTCGACACCCTGCAAATATGCTTTAGCGTTATTTACGCCAGCGCCAAACCATGCGGTGGCAGCCTGCTGGCCAATGGTGGCAGCTGCGTTATCGGCAGCCATAACTAAATCGTTGGTTTCTTTAATTGCATTAACACCGCCAGCAATTAACTCGGCTGCAATGGCCGCGCCGCTTTCCCCGCCCGCGTCAAGCACGGCCTGTAATGCCTGTTGGCTGAGGCCCATTTCCAATAGCGTTTTAACGTCTTTGCCGTACTTAACTACGCCGGCTACCTGATCGCGCAAGCCTTGTAAAAACCCTTGGCCTGTTTCATCGCCAGCCTCTTTAGCGTCAGCAAACGAAAACGCGTCTTTAATGCTGTCGCTTACCTCTGTAGCAAAATCGCTAAACGCTGTTTGCGCGTCTATTAACTGTGCCTGTGCATCGGCTAGCGCGGTTTCTAAATACTTCTTTAACGCGTCGGCGGCTTCCTTTACTTTGTCTGCCATTTTCTTAGCGGCGCCACCTGTTTTTTCTAGTTGGTCAGGTAGTGGGCCAAGGCCCTTGTTTATTTCGCTGAGTTGCGGGCCAAACGGTTTAATGGTTTCTACGCTGGTTTTGGTTGCAGCCTTAAACGCCATGAACGCGCCCGCTGCAACTACAAGCCCTGCAGCAATAGCGGCAGCACCAACGCCAATAGTTAGCGCGGTGTTAGCGGCTGCAGCTGAGGCGGCAAGTGACCAGTTAAGCGCGGTGGTTACCACGGTTACAGCGTTAGCAATTACTTGGGCGGCCTTAAATCCGATAAGCGCGGTAGCAATGGCGGCAATAGCGGTGCCTACAGCCATGAGCGTACCTACGTGGTCTTGCGCCCAATTACCAAAACTAATTAGGTATGGCAGTACGGCCTCAACGGCTGGCAGGATAGCCAACCCGATTGCTTCGGCTGCTTCACTTAGCGCGACGTTTAAGCGCTTAAATTTGCCCTCTGCTGTGTTCGCTGCAACGGCTGCCGAGCCGCCAAACGTGCGCGACAATTCAGCCATAACCTCATCGAGGCTGGCACCGTCTTTAATCATTGAGTACAACTGTGGCGATAACTGGCGTAACGCCTTAAAGTTGCCGCCATACGCTTTGCTTAACGCGTCGCTAACTGTCGCTAAATCAGCCCCTGTACCTGCCGACACGTCGAGCGCTAATGCAAGTGCATCGTTAGCCTGTGCAACGTCTTGCGTACCTAAAACAAGTGAGGCCATCGCCGGGCGTAACTGATCGTCAGCAACACCGGTAGCCATAGCCATAGCACTAATTGACTTTTCGGTAGCGCTAATTTGTGCGTCTGTTGCACCTACTACGTTTTGCAATGTTTTTGCTAGTTGGGCTTGCGCGGCGCTGTCCTCTATGGCTGCTTTAACGCTGAAACCAGCAGCCGCGGTGAGGGCACCCATGGCAGCAACGGCAGGTATAAAGGCTTTGCCCGCAATGAACCCGGCACGCTCTGAAGTGGTTTCTAGTTTTTTTAGTTGCGTTAAGGCTTTAGCAAACCCGGTACCGTCAAGGCTCGAAATAATCGGTATGTTAATTGCCACGGTTAAAACCTAATTTCATATTGGTGCGCCGGGCAACGTCGTTAATTACTAATTCTACTTTGGCTTCTACTGCTTCACGGTTATTAGTAACTGCTTTGTCAATGGCTCGAGGCTGCTCGCCTACCTCAGCGTTTAGGTTGGTAACAAACATGCTTTGCGTGTTGCGCCCGGCATGGTCATAGATCGCGCCAGCTGCGTTGGCCTGTTGAATAACCATTAACTGGTAGGGCTTGCTGCCGTATACCACCTGCTCGGTATGGGTTACCACACCGTCGGTAGTGCGGTTGTAGTTCACGTAGCGCTCTTTGCTGGCGCGTACACCTACCTTTACCTTAAAACCTTTTTTAACGGCATCTGTGCGCCATTGAGTGTTACGGCCTTTAATTAGGTTGCCGCGGCGCATACCGCTTAACGGTTCCCCGGTGCCTTTGCTGTTATCAAAATGGGCAACCATGCTGCGGGCCTCAGCAATAATAACCTCACCCGTGCTTTGTATGTCTTTAGTGATCTGTTTACGGTAGGCAGGGTCAAAATCATTAAGCGCTTTTAACGCTTCTTTGATGCCATCTATTTGCGGGATAGCTGAGCGCGACGCCATTAGTTACCGCCACGTTGCTTATTTAGTATTTCAATGGTGGCGTTCATATCGTCTAACTCGAATGATATCTCACTAGGCCAAAACCCTGTTGCCACTAAAATTTCGGCAAGCGCTCTACGCACCGTGCCGTTTAGGCTTTTGGGTCTAGTTGTTCTACCACTTCAATAGACGCCAACGATGATATAAACGCGTCAAGTGTTGCCGGTACCGTAATACCTGCAAACCGTGTGGCCTCGTAACACAAATAGGCTAAATCCTCTACGCCTACACCCGATGCCATTTCCGATGCTTTGCGCTTAAATTTGCGTTCCCAACTAACAATGGTCATTAAGTTAGTTGTTACTTCATGCGAACTGCCATCGTTAAACATGGCTTTAAGTTGTAGTTGCATTATGCGCCTTTTCGTGTCGGGCCGTTGCCGGCTTTAATTTATACTTCGACTACTGAGTAAACGCCACCGGTAAAGGTAACGCTCATGGTGCCTAGCGCACCCATTGCCAATGTGTATGGCAAGGCTTCCAAATACGCGCCCGTCAATGTCATGGTTGGGTTTGTCGCTGTGCCCGGGCTGGTTGCCGATGGTGACCATGAAACGGTTACCTGCGTACCAACCAAACTCTTTAGCGTTGCGTAAGTTTCCGATGTTGCAAACGACGCGTAAAGGTCAAGCTGCAGGGTGGAATTCTCAAGGCCTGCCACGTATGACCTGCTTCCAGTTCCAAATGCCGTGCTTTCCAGCGCCTCGATTGTGCGCGTGAATACCAAGCCTTGGCATTGGTCCTGCAATGAAATTGAGGCCACGGTGACGTTTGGGTTACTGAGGTAGGTTGAGGTTGGCATAGTGGTTAGTCCTTTGCTGAGTTCTTGCTATTAGTTTTAGCAGGTTTTGCGGTTTCGTTTGTGGATTGTTCTATAAACCCGCCCTCGACTAGCGCGGCAATGTTAATGCCGTTGGCAGCTGCGCCCTCGGCGTCGTATTCATCACCGGGTGTACCGACGCGACGGCTAATAATTGTGTAACGCATGGGGTGTAGTCCTAACTGGTTTGGGCTTGCATTTCTATTGTTAAATCATACGCTGGCATTTCAGCGCCGCCGATGATTGCAATAGTCGGGCGCCCGCTGGTAACTGCCACGTTTTTACCTAGCACCAAACTGGCTAGGTGCATAAGGTTGCGTTGCGCGTCAAGGTTGCCCGGGCCAAGGGTAATAATGCGTACCGTGTAGGTCATTTGCACGATGTTGCCACCGCCACCATAAACGCTAAACGTAGGGGCATCTATGAACGCACAAGGCGGTACAAGGTTTCTAGGGTCTGTTACTACCTGTAGGCCCGTAATGCTCGTTAGCGAGGCTGCTAGATCGTCTAGCGCCTCATTAAATAGGTCTGTATAAGCAACGGGCATTAGGCCACCGCTGGTTTAGGTATGCCCAATAGCATTTTAATTGCAGGGCTTAAACCAACTGACGCCCCGGCTGATATGCCATCGAACGTGGCGAAATCTGTAACGGCGCCGCGCTGACGGTAAAAGAAACCGCCAAGGGAAATGGTGCCGAGGGTTACCTGCCCATTAGGTGACGTGCTGAGGCTGTCAATGTAACCAGCCTCTTGGCGTCGAGTAAATGCGAGACTATTAGCAGCTAACGCGCATTGCGTTAGAAATGCTGCGTCAAGTGATGACGCTGTGCCGATGCCGAGCCAGTCCTCAATTTGTGTAGCGGTAATCCACGTACAGGTTTGCGTAAATGTAATGCTGCCTGTTGAGGCTGTGCGCTGTACGTCTGTACCGGTGCACTTGTAAAGCACCTGATTAGGTAGCGGTATTTCGTAGTTAAAAAGTAGGTCGCCCTCATCGTCTAACCCGATAAACAAATACTCAGGTAGATCGTAAACCGTGAACGTGCCATTAAACGGCGCTGCAACTGAACCAACCGTAAAGGTTCCACCTACGACTAAATCATTAGGCGTAAGTGTTTGCAGCACCGCATAATTGCTAAGTAACTGTTTATGTGTGACCGTGTAAGCGGCCATAACTGGCCTCTTTTCCGATTAAACGAGTTTGCAGAACTTGGTAGCGTCTGCCAT